AAGCGTTGTTATAACCTACTCCGATGCATCTACCCAAACATTCACATTGCCTTCGTCTAAGGTCGTGAGAATACCTGTGGGAAGCCAACTGACAATACCAGGTGCAGCGACTTACTTTGATGTGGTCTTGAAACTTGGTGGAACTGCCAAGTCAGAAACCTATCGCATCAACATAAAAGACGAGTGCAGTAAATACGAAACAACGGATATCTTCTTTATGAACCGACTCGGTGGATTTGATTCCTTCCGTTTCAATATGGTTCGCAGAGATACATTTGAGGTTGCAAGAAAGCAATTCCAATCCAACCCATATTCACTCGGTGCAACATATGGTTATGAGACCAGCGTCCGCACTCGTTCAAACTATCATACAACGGCAAGTCAGAAAGTCAAACTCACATCCAATTGGATTGATGACACCGAATCCGTTTGGTTGCGTGATCTAATTGAGTCACCGGTGGTGTATATGTATGACGGTACTTTGTATGCGGTCAACATTGATAATGCCAACTATGAGCAGAAGAAAGGTGTCCAAGACAAGTTGTTCAACCTTGAACTTGATGTTACCTTGTCATTCGCTGACAAATCTCAACGACTATGATCAGGTTATTAGTCAATAACTCACCAGTTGACCTATCGGACAACTTTGACATTCTCATCTCCAAGTCAATTGCTGACATCAAGTCACCTGAAACAAGGTCAAGTGAGTGGACAAAGACGGTTGTCATTCCTGGTACTCGTGCCAATAACAAGTTATTCTCTCACATCTTTGAGGTTGAACAAACCATTCAAGGAACTACGCAGTTTGCACCCGACTTCAATCCGAATAAGAAAGCGGATGTCGTGGTATTGCTTGATGAGATTGAGCAGATGCGTGGATTTATCAGGTTGATTCAAATCAATGTGCTTGATTCAACGGACATCCAATATGAATGTTCACTACACGGACAAACGGCTGATCTATTCACGACCATCGCAGACCGCAAATTGAATGTATTAGAATTCAGCGAGTACAATCACTCCTTGTCTTCAGGCAACATCTTTGATTCGTGGGATACAAGCATTGTCAAGAACGGAAGCTCACAAGCTTTTGCTTATGGTGAGGGGTATGTGTATTCAATGATTGACAAAGGTCATGTCAGAAGTATTGCATATTGGCAGTACAACGAACTCACACCTTGTCTTTACGCAAAGACCATCATTGACAAAATTTTCACAAGTGCTGGGTATTCATACACCAACGATTCCTTCTTTAATACTGACCGATTCAAGAGGTTGATTGTGCCACCACCAAACGGATTGATTGCATCGTCTACACAATTGACAAGCCGATTGTTTTTGGCAAGTCGGTTGACAACCTCGCAATCATTGCCTTTGGGAACTACGCTGATATTTAACAACGATACAAGCGGTGGGGCTTTTGACAATGGTGCGAACTACAACCCCACTACTGGTGCTTATACTGTCCCCGTTGGTGGTACTTATTCTTTCTTCTTGGGATTGGGTATGACCTTGACACTTAATCCTTCATACCGCCCAGTATCTCAAGCGGAGATAGACATCAACATTGGGATGTATGTCGATGGAGTTTTGCAATCAACAAAGTACATTTCAGTTGATCCAAATGCAATGCCATCTTCGTTGGACTACGGGTTTACAAATGTTGCACTTTCCACCAGCGATGTTGTGACTTTTAAGTTAGCACAAGTATACGATTGGGCTGATCAGTACACATTGACAAATGCAGATTTCACAATAAATCTAACTGTCGGTTCAACGATTCAGAATGACATTACCGCTTACACCTTCCAGTATGGGGAAACCGTTGATTTCGGAATCTTCTTTAATACGGAAGTTAAGCAGAGCGAGATGCTGATGTCGTTTGTCAAGATGTTCAACTTATACATTGAGCCAAGCCAAGACCAACCAAAGGTTCTGAGGATTGTTCCCCGTGACGATTTCTACAACGGTGTAAATGTGGATTGGACAAAGAAGTTGGACTACTCACAACCCGTTGAGATTATTCCAATGGGTGAGTTAGATGCGAATCCTTATGTCTTTACTTACAAACAAGGAAAGGATGATGGGAATGTAAGCTACCAGGAGAACTATCAAACCACCTACGGACAAAGAACCTATCAGGTAGACAACGATTTTGTCAAAAGTGAAAAGAAAATTGAGATTGTTTTTGTACCTACGCAAATCAGGAACTACGACATTGGACAAAAGAACCTTGTGTTGTCAGCGGTTGAGGGCAAAGATGATGGAGATTTGAGGGTATTGTATTACGGTGGTTTGACAAATGGTGTAAGTGTGCGATTCCTTCCATCATTTGCTCGTACTTTTTCCTTGAGTGCGCAGAAAGTGAAGACAGCAATTCCCTTGACAATTCATTATGATTCACTTTCAAACCCTACAATTGACCTTTTGTTTGGAATGCCGAGAGAAGTTGGTATCGGTGCAGGATACAATTACACCAATTCAAACCTTGTCACTAACTACTACTACCGATTCATCACCGAGATCACCAATAAGAACTCCAAGATTGTAAGAGCTTATTTCAGAATTACGCCATCGGATTGGTTCAACTTGCGATTCAGCAATTTGTATTTCTTTGAAGGACAATACTGGAGGTTAAACAAGGTCAACGATTACAATCCGGTTGAAGAAGGTGTTTATGAGTGTGAATTCCTTTTGGCTCAATTCATTCCACCAGCGGCAATCACGATGAAAAAAATGGGTGCTGGAACTGCTCAAGGGGCTCACACCGATGTCTATGGTGATGTGTATCCCGGTGGTCAATTTCCAATCAAACCTGGTATTAAAGGGGTCAGCGTTGGAACAAGCGAAGGAAGTGGTGTTTTTGTTGGTGAAAACTTCAGCGGAAACGGCATTAACAATAGTGGATTTGGATCAACAAACATTCATTATCCTAATGGGGTTGATGGGTCGGTTGTTCTTGTTTCAAATGATTTTGAACCTACCAAATCCGATACACTCTACATTGGAAACTTTGAGATGTATCCCAACTATTTGAGTGGGGGTGCAGTTACAACCGTATCAGCAAACTACTCGGCAACGAAAGACGATTGGTTGATAATAGCAAGTACAACTGCCGGGAATTTTACCATCACTTTGCCTGACCCAACTGGACTAAGTGGTAAAACTTGGATTATCAAAAAGCCATTAGCCGGACATCAAGTCACGATTGCAACAGCAACTGCTGCTCAAATAGACGGCAGCGACACGCACACACAAACAGCACATCATTCATACGATGTCATCACTACTGATGGCGTTCAATTTTACATAATAGCAGAAGGACACTAATGGCACTAAACGCAACGATTGACTTAACCGTCAAAAAGCCCGACTTCAAATCAATGAAGGCGGAAATAAAGGCACTAACCATCGAAGCCCAACAGGCGGTAATGCAGTTTGGTGAATTCTCACCCGAAGCACGGAAGGCAGAAGCGGCACTTGCATCTGCTCGTGATAGGATGGATGACTTCAATGATCGTGTGAAAGCGGTCAATCCCGACAAGTTCGCACAATTACAAACTGTTGTTTCCGGTGTTGCTCGTGGATTCCAAGCCGCACAAGGGGCAATGGCGTTGTTCGGCAATCAATCAAAGGACTTGGAAAAGACAATGGTCAAACTGCAAGGTGCGATGGCACTTGCCGATGGTCTTGAAGGTCTTGGAAAAGTACAACAACAATTCACGGCAATTGCAGGAAACATCAAAGGTGGTGTGATTAACGCATTCAAAGCGTTGGGCAATATGTCTACTCTTGCATTTGGGGCGATTGGCATTGCCTTGACATTAATCATTGCCAATTTTGATACACTCAAAAAAGCCGTGATGAGTTTGATTCCTGGTCTTGGCAAGATGGCGGATTTCATTGGTGGATTAGTTCAGCAGTTTACCGATTTTGTTGGTGTGACATCTGCACAAGATAGAGCATTAGACAAGTTGAACAAGACAACTGCAAAATCAAATGAGCAACTTGACCGAGAGATTGCACTCTTAAAAGCACGAGGAGATGAGGTTGGTGCATTTAGCAAACAACGGGAGAAGTTGACTAATGACTTAGCACAAGCTCGTGCAAACTACGGCAAGAACACGGAGAAGGAATGGGGCAAGATAATTCTTGACACTAAGAATGCTTTGGACATCTTGGAAGTTGAAGAAGGCAAGTATATCACAACTCAAGCACAAGCACAAACCGATGCCAACAAAGAATCAGAAGCCAAACGCAAAGCAAGGATTGCAAAGGAAATACAAGACGAACTGGATAGACAAGCCAAACTTGAAGCAGCGAGAAAGCAACATCTTGACCAGGTGATTTCGGCAGAACTTTCAGCGAATGAAGCGGCAAGACAAAGCCGTTTGGCAATGGCAACAACCGATGAAGAAAGAATTCAAATCGGATATGAGAACAAACTTGCAGCGTTAAAAGAAGCACAAATTCAAGAAGAGATTGCAGTTGCCGGGAATGAAGAAGCTCTTGCGTTAATTCGTCAAAAATACAAGGACTTGGAAATTGTTGCAACTGCGGAAGTGGATGCGGAAGAACTTGCACTCAATAAAAAGAAAGCAGACGAAGCCGTCAAAATTGCTGACGAACAAGCCAAATCAATTGCCGATATTAATGCAAAAGCGGTTGCCGATCAACTTGCCAACGAAGCAGCATTGGCAGATGCAAAGGACAAAATGGTTCAAGCAACAAGGGATGCAATCACGGCACTTGGTGGGTTGTTCAAAGAAGGTAGTGATGCAGCAAAAGCCGCAGCATTGGTTGACATTGCAATCGGTACGGGTGTTGGATTTATTAACGCATTGGACATCGCACAAAAGGGGGCAAAGGCAACCGGACCAGCGGCACCATTTGCATTCCCTATATTCTACGCATCGCAAATTGCTGCGGTGTTGGGAGCAGCAAATAAGGCAAAAGCAATCTTGAAGAGTGGCAAAGGCGGTGGGGCAGCATCAGCACCATCACAAATGGGTGGAGGAGGAGCTCCGCAAATGGCAGCACCCAAAGTAAGTTCAACACTTCCAACAGTAACCGGATTTGATACCAAAGTTTTCGTGACTGAAGGGGATATCCGAAGGACAAGTGATCGTGTAGATTCCACCAAAAAAGTATCCGTTGTAAAATAACGCTATTTAAGAAAGATGAAGTTACCAGTTTACAAATTAGACATCAACGAGTTTGACGAGGAAACGGGCATTGAGTTCGTTTCTTTGGTAGAAACTCCAGCCATACAAAAGGACTTTCTTGCATTTGCAGAAATCACCCAAAGGTTTGAAATCAAGGATGAAGAGAAACGCATCGTTACAGGTGCAGCAATGATTGCTGATCTACCCATCTACCGAAGGGACGATGTGCGTGGTGAATACTATGTGGTATTTGACAAGGAGAGCATCTTCAAAATTGCCAAGAAGTGGGCAAGAGGGAACAAGTACGATGCGGTGAACACTCACCACAAAACACCCATCGCAGATGGCGTGAGCTTGTTTGAATCATACATCATAGACCGTGAAAGAGGCGTGATGCCACCGAAGGGATTTGAAGAGGTTGCCGATGGTTCTTGGTTTGTTTCATACCTTATTGACAACGAAGAAGTGTGGTCAAAAGTCAAGTCAGGCGAGTTCAAAGGATTCTCAGTTGAGGGTGTTTTTGACTTCCCGGTTGATGCTGATGAGCAACTAATTGAGCAGATGAAATCCTTGCTTTCCAAATGGAATGGCAAATAAAATTGCAACACTTAAAACAAAAACCTAATTATATAACAAATGAACGCAAAAGAAACATTGAAAGAAATCCGCACTATGCTTGGATTCTCTGACGAAGAAATCAAAGTTGAGATGGCAACTGCCACTTTGACTGATGGGACTGTAATCTCTTACGAAGGTGAATTGGCAATCGGAACTGCCATCTTCGTTCAAACTGCTGAGGGTGATATCCCAGCACCTGATGCAACACACGAAGTTGAAGGTGGATTGTTGGTGACAACCGTTGGTGGTTTAGTTACTGAAATCGTTGAACCTGAAGTTGAGATTGAAGTTGAAGCCGAAGAGTTCGCAACAGTAAGTGCATTCAACGAAGTAGTTGCCAAGATGGAAACGGCAATCGCTGAATTGACTGCTAAGGTGGCAACATTGACTGCATCTAACAACACACACAAAGAAGCAATGAGCAAAGCAATCGACTTGATCGAGAAAGTTGCTGACTTGCCTTCAGAAGAACCAACAAAAACTCCCGTTTCAAACAAGAAGAATGATCAGTTTGAAGCATTGAAAAGATTAAAAAACTCACTAAATAAATAAACTAAAACTATGGCATTTTCAGTCGGATCTCTCGTTAATTACAACAACGAACAATCAACAGATTTGTTGGTTAAAGCATTGTTCAGCGGCAAAACTGCTGCTGCGATGTACGCTGCTAACCAAGTGCAGGTAGGTGTTAAATCATCTGCTGCCTTGAACATTCTTGCTTCAACTGTATTCTTTCAAGCTGATGGCTGTGGATACAACCCAAGCGGAACAACTACCTTCACACAAAGAACCATCACCGTTGGTGCTGTGAAAGTTGAAGAAACTCTTTGCCCAAAGACATTGGAAGCAAAGTGGATGCAAACACAAATCATGCCCGGTTCACCAACAATGATTCCTTTTGAGGAGCAAATTGGTAACGAGAAAGCAGCCGTGATTGCACAAACTTTAGAAACTGCAATTTGGCAAGGTGATACCACTTCAGGTAATCCTAACATCAACCGTTTTGATGGTTTGTTGAAGATTATCTCTGGTGCATCTCCAACATTGGCAAACGCTGCCCCAACAACTTTCACAACTGTAACTTCTGCAAACATTGATGATATCTTGGATCAAGTATATGCAAACATCCCTGCTGCCGTTGCAACCAAAACTGACTTAGTTTGTTTCTTGGGTGTTGACGCTTACAAGTTGATGTTGGTAAACTTGAAGAACGCCAATTTATTTCACTATATAGCTGATGCTGCAACTGAAATGCAAATGGTTTATCCTGGTACTAACATGACCTTGATTGCCGTTGGTGGTTTGAATGGAACAAACAAGATTGTTGCCGGTTCTTTGTCTAACTTCTTCTTAGGTACTGACCTTGCAAACGAAGAAGAGGATGTGAAGATTTGGTATTCTCAAGATAACGATGAAGTTCGTTTCCGTTTGACTTTTGCTTATGGATGTCAAGTTGCATTCCCAGCTGAAGTTGTTTATTTCACCCTTTAATCTAAAAAATTTATATGGCATGTCTGCTGACTTCCGGATTTACACTTGATTGCAAGGAAGCAATCGGTGGAATTAAAAGCATCCATCTGATTAGTTGGACTGCTTCAAAGTTCACCGTTGTTAGTGGTGTAGTTACTGCAACAACTGTGGTGAGCGGTGATGTATACACTTACGAGCTACCGAAAGCAACCGGCTCAATGACAAACACCACAAATGTGAGCATTGAAAACGGCACATCTTTCAACCAAGCTGACATTGCGTTCAAACTTCGCAGATTGTCAACTACCAAACGCAACGAGATGAAACTTCTTGCACAAGGTCGTTGTTATTGCATCGTTAAAACCAACAATGATGAGTATTGGTTAGCCGGTAAGGACTTGGGTTGTGATGTGACTGCAATGGTCAGCAACACAGGAACTGCGATGGGTGACTCTACTGGATATGAGGTGACTCTATCCGCCATTGAAGCTGAAGCACCATTCTTGGTACAAGCATCGGTGATCACAACATTGGGCATTTAATTCTGCTTGATTCATAGAGAAAGGGGGTGGGCATTTGCTCACCCTTTTTTGTTACATAAAAGACAAGTCGCTATTTTAGGTAGATGCTCCAAGTAACTAAGCAAGATTCTGAATACTGGTATGTGACCTTGACTGAAAAAGTCACGATTGCAAATCCGTATTTTTTATTTAGTATGAAGTGCAGACAAACTGATGCGGTCAAGAATTTTATATTGACTGACACATCCACTTTCAAAGAACGATACAACAAGTTTTTGTTTGATGAAGGTGTAACGGATGCCAAAACTTTGGAGGTCGGTGAACACGAGTACAAGATCTATGCACAAATTTCATCTAACAATTTGAATCCTTCATTGGCTGACGAGTTGGTTGAAACGGGATTATTGAAAGTTCTTCCATTGTTAAACAACGAGTTATTCTATCAGGTATCGTGAGCGAGAAAATCTACACAACGAATCGTGATATGGGCGTTGAACACGAAGTATCACTCACCAAGAAAACATTCACCACGAATCGTGATATGGGGTTTGAGAGAAGCGTGGATGATGTCAAGAAGAACTATGAAGTAGATGCGTTGACGGCTGCTTTCTTATTAACTGAGGATTCATTTTTATTGCTCCAAGAGGATGGAGGTCGTTTGATAGAAAGTTATGTCTAACAAGAAAATATCCCAACTTGATTCCATTGGAACTATTGATGTCAATCAGGACTCAATTCCAATTGTTGACTATTCCGAGAATGTCACCAAACGGACAAACCTTGCCAACATCGGTCAGCGTGTATTGGAAGCCAGTTCAACAACAAACCTTGCCGAAGGGACAAACCTATATTTCACCAATACACGAGTTTACACAAAAGCAAAGGCAGCGTTCAAAGCTGGTTCAAACACATCCATCACCTTTGACGATGCACTTCAAACCATCACCATCGCATCACAAGGCAATGTCCAATCCGTAAACACAAAGACGGGTGCAGTTGTATTGACAACAACGGACATAAGCGAGGGAACAAATCTATACTACACACAAGCAAGATTTAACTCAGCGTTCACGGCAAAGAGTACAAGCGATTTGACGGAGGGAACAAACGAGTATTTCACCGCAGCAAGAGTGAGAGCAGTCTTGTTGACGGGTATTTCGTTGGTGACAAATGCCGTGATTTCTGCAACTGATTCAGTATTGGTTGCCTTCGGAAAGTTACAAGCTCAGATCACCGCAAACCTTTCAACACTTACATCACATACATCCGATACAAGCAACCCACACGCCACTACAAAAGCACAAGTGGGGTTAGGCAATGTTGCCGATGTAGACACCACAAACGCATCAAACATTGCGAGTGGTACATTGAGTGATGCGAGGTTAACATCTGCCGTTACAAAGCAAGGAAACACATTTAACGGAGCATCTCAATTAGTACAGTTGGATGCATCTGCAAAACTTCCAGCCGTTGACGGTTCAAATTTGACAAACTTAAACATTCCACCTTCAACGGGTGGGGACTTATACTTATTCTATAACTACTAAAATGGCAGCAAATACATCACCCATATTCGCACTATCACCAGAACTTGCAATCGCAACCGTAACGACTGCAACAACCGACCGAACAGGTGCAACGATGACAAACACCGTCACGCTTTTAACTGCTGCAACAAACGGCACAAAGATCACGCAGATAGGGGCGAAGGTTGCAGGAACAAATGCGGCAACTTTGGTTTTAATTTTTGTGAGTGATTCAAGTGGGGCGAATTTTAAGTTGTTTGACGAGATTGCACTTTCCGCAATTACCGCATCAACTACGGTGACATCACAAAGAGCGGTAACTGCTTATTCAGATTTGCAGTTGAAGGCAGGGCAAGTGGTCAAAGTTGGAACTACGGTTGCGATTACCGCAGGAGTAAATATATTCGCAGTAAAAGGAGATTATTGAGATGCCGGACTTCGGGATAATGCGTGGGTTTAATGAGAAGTTGTTTGGTGACAAGTTGGTCGCTGGGCAATTGCCTACGCAGTTGGGATTAATTGGTAGTTTCACTATTCCTGAATTCTTATTGGATTTATATCCAGGTGCAGCGGCTGCGTACTCTTTGCGTAAATTAAATAGTGCATACACGGGTAGTGCAATTCG